CTAAAGCACGTCTAACAGTTGTTGAATGGAATGCAATACAAGCTAAATTGTCAGTTGTTGCGGTTGCTGCTCCAAATGCTTTAGGAGATGTTGCAGAATTTGCAAATACTGATACTACTGGTCTCATCATAATATCGAATCCATACAACTGTGCAATTGTTCCTGTTTGTAGTACATTGCCTTGATTTTGGAATCCGTTGTAAGATGCTCTGATTACATCACTAATTGCGAATAACTCCCAAAACATATCTGTTGACATTAACAACTTTCTGTTTCCTCTTGGAACATTGTCTTTGTCTAATTTTGAAGCTAAAGAAGCAATATCGGCAAGTGTTACTGCTTTTCTTGTCCCAGTTGCTCCTGGTGCTAAAGCTGTTGCAACTGCTGCTCCTGTTGTTCCGATTAAGTTTGTTGCTCCTGTTGCAGTCCATTTAATAGCAACTTCATCACCTATTCTTTGTGTAAGCGTTGAAATTTGCTGACCTAAAACTGATTGTCTTTTGTCATAGCTAATTTGCAACTCATCCAAATTTGTAATTAAAGTTGGTTCTAATGCAAATTGGTCAAGTGAGTAAGTTCTGTCGGTGTCTGTTCTCTCATTGATTTGCAATGGGAATGTTGCAGGATTTTTTACAACCGTTGGATTGCTTCCTGATTGTGGAATGTGTACTGTGCCGAATGCTACATAAGCAGAATCGTCAATTGAAAAAGGCAGGAAATCAGCATTTCTATTTAATGCTTCTTGAACATCTGCCACCCATATTTCTTTAATTAGTGCCATTTTTTATTTTTTATTTTTTAGTTATTAATCAATTTGAATTTTTGCTCCACAAGGCAAGAAAATAGTTCCATCATACCAAAATGATTGACACCAAGTTTTACCTGCTACTCCTGTTACTACTGGCCCATCTATTCCTGTTCCAAAAGTAAAAGTTTCTGTGCCTGTTGTTGCTACTTCTAAATGAAGCATTGCACCCGGCTTTAGTTCACTTGACAATGTCAAGTTTAGGGTTGCGTTACCTGTTAAGGTAGGTTTTGCGGCAACATAAGTAACTTGGTTGCTTATTGTTGCGGCTGTCGTTCCTGTGGCCGCAATGGTAAGAATACCTGCTGCACCAAATGGGTTGTTTACTGTTGCCATTTTTTATTTTTTATTTTTAGTTTTAGTTTCTTTTACTTCTTCGTTTACTTCTTCTTTTTCTTTTGGTCTTTCAACTCTTTCATAATCCATTTGAGTTGTTCTTTTGTAAGCTACTGCATCACTTAATTTTTCAAAGCAGTTGCCATCTTCAAAGCAAAACAACATATTTACGTTAGGATTTGCGTTCCAAATAGCTTCCATAATTAAAATCTTTTGTCTGTTAATGGATTATAGTTATTTGACAATTCACTTGGTAACTTTGCTATTAATGAATTGAATGTGTTTGGATCGTTTTTTTGCATTTCGGCAAGTGCTTTTGGATCTTCTTTGCTCCACTTTGCAAAATCCCAACTTTCTCTTCCTGCTGGCAAATTTTCTAATGCTTTTTTGTTTTCAAATATTGGAGTGTAGGCAGGCTTTAATTTTGCAAACACTTCTTTTAATTCAACATTTGATTTATTGCTTACTAAATAGATTTCTTTTGTTGCTGCATCAATTTTACCTTCTTTGATTGCATTTTCTACAAGTTCAATCTTAGCTGCATTTTCTGCTGCTTCGTTGCTTTCTTTAAGTGCGTTTAACTCATTTGTTAGTTCACCTATTTTAGCTTCTAAGTTGGCAATAGTTTCTGATTTAGCATTTACTGCTTCAACGATTGCATCCTCAGAGGCTTCGTTGCTTAATTTAAGTAATTCAGTTAATTTTATCATTTTGTTTTCTGTTTTGTTTAATATTTTGTTGTAAATATTTTGTAGTTCAAAGATATTGCTATTCATGGCAATTGACTTTTGTTTTGTAACAACTATTTCATCAATGATACCTAAGTTCATACATTCATCTGCACTCATCCAAGTTTCTTTACTCATCAAGTCCTTGCATTTATCCATTGTTAGATTTGTGTTTCTTTCAAAGATTTTAGCAAGTGAATTTGTGATTAAGTTTAATACTTCTTCGTCTGGAACTCCATTGGCATTGTGCATCATAAATGTTCCGTAATCTGCCATGTATTTTTTAGCACCACAAATAGCAATAACTCCCGCCATTGAGTAAGCCATTCCATCTATGTATGTGTTGCAAGGTATTTCTGAATTTAAAATTGCAGAAACAATTGATAATCCATCCGCAACACTTCCACCAATTGAATTAATACGGATATTAATTGTTTTTACTTGGTCTGAATAACTTTCGTTAAGCATTGCAATGTCCTCAGCAATCCAAGCACCATTAACGCCATAACCTAAGTCGGCATCATCTCCAATGTGTTTGTAAATTCGGATGGTTGCAACGCCATCAGAAATATTTGATAATTTGCTTAGTTCTTTAATCACGTTACAAAAATAAATCGTTACTAAAAAATTATTTTATATTTGTAACAACTTTTTTAATTATGACACCAGAAGAAAAAAGAAAAGCACAAAAGGCAAGAGTAACTTGTGATTTGAGAGGTACTGCAAAAGCCAAATTCTTTGACGAAGTTTTAAAGACTGGCATCAAAGAATCTGAACTTGTGAGAAATATTATCTCAAAACATTATGAGGATAAACCGAATAGGTTTTAGGTTAAACTATCTATTTCTAAAGTAATTTGTCCTCTTAATTTACCCGCACCATTTGCGTTAAAGTTTGTAAATGTAGGATTATCAATTCCACTAAGAATTGTAATATTTACTGTTCTTGTACCAACAACACCCTCTAATTGAGCTATTTTTGCACCTCCCAAATCATCTACAAAACCTATTGACATTGTGTTGCGAATTATATTTAATCCTGACACTATAAGTTCTAAAGATAATGTTACTGCTGCACTATTTGTATTTGTGTAATTATTTATTTGAATATCTACTATTGCCTGTACTCCTATAATTGAAACGCTAACAATAAAATCTGAACTACTTGGCACTGTCCAATTTCCAACATTTGCTGTTAGATAGGCGGATGAATATGTTAATGTTTGAAAATAACCTTTGCGTAAATTTTTTATTGTATTATAAGTTATTACACTTCCTCCACTTGTTCCTGATGACCAAACAATTTTATTTATTTGGTGAACATCATAACTTGAACCATTTGAAAATTCAACTGGGTCTGCATTTGCGGCTGTTACATTTGTTGTTGTAATTGTTCCTATAATACTTTGACCGCCTCCTAATGTGCCACTTGCTGCATCACATAAATATATTTCATTTGTTATAGCAATAAAAACTGCTCCCGCTGTTATACTCCAATTACTACCTACTTGTGTTAATTTGCAACCATACACTATTTCAGGCAATATATTTACTCTATTTGAACTTAAATATAAAGCACCAACTATCTCCGTATAAGCACTCTGCAAATGGTCTAATGTGCCTTGTTTAACTGGCATCGCTGCACTCGTTGTAATGTCTGTTGTTTTTATTCTTTTCATCTGTTTTTATTTTTTAAGGGTACGTAATAATATCATAATTTATCCCGCCATAGACATACAAATCTGCAATCTGTCTTACTATCTTATCTCTATTCGTAGCATCTGCATCTAAGGCTGTCCACACTCCTACGGGCATATAAATGTTGAACTCTATTGAACTATTTGCTAAATTCTCCGCCTGAATAAAGCTAACCGCCTCACCATTCAACTTAACTGCTAAACTTGAATTTGTTTCGTTTCCGCCTACATAAAAAGCAGATTGGGCCAAAGCATTTCCAACTATGTAAATATCACTATCTCCAGGCGAATTTACAAAGGTAGTACCAAACCACTCATTCAAAGCCCACTCAAACAATAGATGTTGTGCATTGTATTTCAATCTCGGCTCAATACCTACAAATTTATCCTGTATCTTAAACCAATACGCTGTATCTGTTGGTATCTTATTGGTGTGTGCAACCCAACATTGATAAATAGCTTTGTCAATATACTTCACTTGGTTGCCTACTACATACGCTGTTGCATTGCTCCAATTAGCTGCATTATTTCCGCTTTTAAACGTGCCAAACATTGTTGAGTACAATATCTGCAATGGCTTTAATAAAACTCTCGCAAAAGCAGAATAAACAGGCAACCTTTTTTTTGAAGGTAAAAAGTTTATTGCAAAATTATCTGTATTTATTATCATTATACAACAATGTAATTAAGTGTGTCTGCAAAGGTATGTGTTGCGGTGGTTTCTTCTTCAACATAACCTGAATAAGTTTGATAATTTACTCCATCAATTCCTGTGGATAGATTAAACAATGTGCCTGTGCCATACGCTGCTGTGTTTAGCCTTACTAATATTCTGCTTAAACTTACGGTTACAACTCCCTCTGCCCCTTGCATAGCATCTACAACCGCTTGTGTGCTTATCGTTCCGTTAAATGGTAAATTAGCCATGTATGTTTCTAAGGCTGTGGTAACATTCGCCTCAATAACATTGGCATATTGTCCGTTGTAATAAATATCGGCTGCAACCTCCATCTTATCACTATTGGCATTTATAATTATGTAAGCTATTCCCGCAGGATTGAAAGTTCCTATGTATGTATTAAGTTCTGCTAATTCTCCTGATGAAACTGGCACTGGTGGTTCGTTTTTTGCAACCTTTATCAATACCGTTCTATTTGGTGCGGTAACTACTGCACACCTTGTTAAAATTCGATTTGCTTCATTAATAACCGGGTATTCAATCACAAATGTAGATGTGTTTAATTGTGCTACATCGCCTTTTTGATACTTCAATACTTTATTGCGTGTCCATTGTGGTGTGCTTGGTGCTACTGTTGCTGCAATAGTTTCTAAATCTGATTTGACCCAATCTTGCAACTGCTCAAATATAGCTATACAGGAGGCAACAATAAAAAAATACAAGTTCCATTTTGCTGTTTGACTTGTAGATGTTAGACCATTCAATGCAGCTTCGGCATTCTTGGCATCTAACATTGATTGCTTAATTTGAGATACTGACCTCGCCATAGATTAGTTATTAATGATTAAGTGAATAAAAAATGAGCCAAATGGTGTCCCTGACCTTGTGCCATCAAACTTGAATATATCAACTCCTACAACACTATCAAATATTCTTCTTGTAATTGTAATGTATGGTACATTGCTCCCATTCATACTTCCGCTAATTCCATAAAATTTAGAAGCTAAAAAAGCATTTGATAATGTGCCTTGCAATTCACCATTTCCAACTACTGCCCACACTATATTTCCTACATCATTTTTCATTGATGTAAATGTAACTCCACCTCCCGAAATAGTTAAAAATCCTCTATACTCTTTATAATTACTACCACCTGCTGCCACTAATGGATTGCCAACCGTTCCATTGCCTGTAATTGTTGTGCCATCAACTGCAACGGTGGATAGTTTGCCATCTGCTGTGCTTTGTGCTGCTGCTGCGGCTGCTAATGGTATTGTTTGAACATTTGTAACTGTTGACCTCTTAGTTACTCCGCCTTGATTGACTACTACTACCTCCGCACCTGTTAATGTTGCGGCTGATGGTAAGTTTGATATTTTTTGCTTTGCCATTTTTTTATTGTTGTATTACTAATTCATAACCACTTTCTGTTGTTATCTCAAATCCATCCTCAGTTGATAATATTACATCGTCTGCTAATACTCCTGTTCTAATCGTATTATTATCAATTATAGGGTCTACATTTAATATTAACGTGCTAACTGTTGCATCTGCTGTTGGCAAATTTACGGATGTTACATCTAATCCTGTAACTTGGTAACTAATAATATAATCTTGGATGTTTGTATGGTCGAAATTTTGCGTTTCTGACCTCCTTAAAAACTTGGTGTTGTTAGGTGTACTCCATCCATGTATTAACTCGTTTAAATCTTGTTTTAGTTGTAGAATATCGGTGTCCTCAGTTTTGTAGCTTTCAAAACCTAAATGAATATTTATCTGCAATGTTCCTCTTTGTCTTAAATTAAGGTCATCAACATAAGATGTATCTGCAAACTCAATAAAGCAACAAGGATAGCCAAATGGCACGTTTACATCCTCACGTTCAAATTGATTATTCCATAGTGCAACATATTTAAGTGCCGCTAATGTGCTAATCCTTTGTTTTAAATCGTTATAAATTGATAATTGCATTACTTAAATGTTTTGTCTAATCGTTTAACAATTATTTTTTTTATCCTTTCATTGAGGTTGTAAGAATCACCCATAAATTGTCTTTTGGGCATACCTTTCAATCCATTGTTGTGCCTTGCTGCATAAACTAAATCTGTGCTAATCTTTATACTTAACGCTGCTCTATTTGCAGGATTACGAATTATTGACCTTCTTAAATCTCCTGTCTTTACCAATATTGCTCTACCTGCCCTCTTATCTGCTTTTTTTCTTGGCTGCCACTTTTCTACATTCTTATCGTCAAATCCCTGCTTTCTGAAATTTTCAACAAAAAAACTTTTGGCAGAGTTTCCAATCTCTACCATAGCATTCTCTAAAGTAGTTCTCGCTTTCTTTTCTATCCCCTTAAAATTGAATTTATTTTGCTTTGCCATTATACTAAAATAGGTAAATTCCAATTCTTTTTTGCGTTCTCTTTGTCATCCTTAGCAATGTCAAAGTAAGGATGTTTGTCCTTTCCTTTCTCCTTAAATATGTACCCATCCTGCCCGGTGTTCATTCTAAATAATGGTGGCACATCGTCAGGTGGGTTAAATCCTGCCATATCCGTTAATGGCTCGTCATCTGCTGCTAATTGTGTAACCGTACATCTACATCTCCATCCGTTTGGTGGATAATATTGCTTCCAAAAAGCATCGGTTATTGGTCTTACTATGTTATCTAATGCAGCGTGTGTTGGTCTTACTCTTCCATCGCCAACAGTCTGATATTTTAGCACTGGCAACACATCGGCATCTGCCTCAATACGTTTCCACTCTGCACCCATCCTGGCACTTGCTTTGGCTGTCTGATATTCGGCTTGTAAATAATCTTCGTTGTAAACATTAAAGATGCTTTTTGCTTGTTCTTTAAATTTATAGAAATTAGATTGAAACTCAGGAACTGCCAACAATGATGTTAATGCTTTTGTTTGTTGATATGTCTTCGCACCGCTAAAAACATAAATATTATTTAGTAAATCGGTTTTCAATACCTCGTCAACTATTGGTGCTAAGTCAACTCCATCCTTTAAATAACTTGCTGTTTTTAAATAAATTCCTGTTGGCAAAATATCCGTATTAATCGCACCAATCCATACATCATTTGCGAAACGATTAAAGTCGTTTTCATCAAATGGTGTTGGTGGATCAACTTCCTTACCAATATTTTGTATGTCGCAAAATCCGCACACTACTTATACAAGTTTTTAAGTTTATTAGCAACCGTTTCCACTTCCATTTCTTCATCCATCAGTTCAATGCCATATTTATGTTCCAAGTATTCGTGTTCAAACTTAACATAAGGCATAAATGAGGCATCTATCTTAGCTTGTTCTGCCAATGGCATTGTTTCGCTATCGTCATATTTAAAAGTACATCCTGCAAGGTCAAATCCGTTTCTAATCATCATTGGCACTAACTGATTTTGGATGACAAATTGCATTTTTAAAGTGTCTTGCTTTGCAATCATATCGGCAACATTCTCATGAACATTCGCACTGCCTGAGTATGCTTTTTCGTCTGTTGTGCCTGTTTGACCTAAGATTATTTTGCTAATCTCTGAATTGCACCTCTCTACCATCTTATCAAATACTGCATAGGCATCTGTTCTGCTTGCCTGCATCAATTCAATATTGTCATTAAGGTCTAACACTGCCCAAGAAGCTACTCCCATATTGCGAAGCATATTCTCCATATTCTTGCGTGTCAATTCATCCCTGACATCTGTTTTGCCTATTCTAATAGGTGAGCCAAATACCTCTGCAAACTCTGCCCAAGCTGCCATTGCATTTTTCTTCCAAATCACATAAGGTGCAAGGTACATCATAATACCTAAATCTTTCTTTTCACCTACTCCAATACACCAATTATTGTATGGTGGCTCATCAAAGTGTTTGCCTTCAATAACCGTTGCTGTGTTTGTTCTTACTAAGCTAAATTCAGGCACTACATAAATACGTGGGATTAATTCAACTGAGGTATATTGGTCGTTAATTATCTGACCAAATTGAACACAACTAAAGCCCCAAAATATAGAATCTAAAGCTAAATTGCTAAAGTCATAAAACCATTTCTTATTAAAGTAATCTGTTTTAATTTCATCCATTTCACCATCAGGGCCACAAACAACAAACTTTTTGCAAAGTATTTTTGACTTACGTTGCAACATTGCACTTTGCACCTGCCCATCCAATACAATCTGTTGATACGTTTGCATCAACAAGAATCTATTTGGGTACATTGGACTTTCTGCCGCCTGTAATGCAATATTGAATGATTGAGCATCCTGCCTTACTCTTTGAAGTTGCTGCTCAAAGTCAATAGTTTTGCGGATGTTAGCCTTTTGTGGCTGCGGTTTATTAAAGTTAAATATGTCGTTATACCAAGCCATTATTTAAAGAAATTATCTTGTTTGTCTAAACTATTTCCGTATCTGATTGAATACCCTGTACTATCTGTTGTGTTGATGTTAAGCACTTCTGCTGTATCTGTGCCACTTGCCCATCTGTCTAATTGGTCTAAGGCTTCTCTGTTGCGTTCAATTCTTAACTCTGGGATGTTGCGTGGGTTTATTCTTGCGTGTAGGTTGTAAAGTGTCATATCCATTGCCAACTCAACAAACATAGGATAACGATTATCGCCTACCTCCCAATAAGTAGCGTTGGAGGTTGCAATGTTGGTCATTGGTGTCCAATACGCTGTTAATGTCAAAGGTTGGTTAGTGCTATTGGCAATCGCTGTGTACACATAACCATTGTCATCAGTAACGATGTTTCCTATAACATAATTAGTTGTTTTTACCCATCTATTAAAGTCATTAACGTGGGTTATCGTTTCGCCTGCAATTACTCTATCTCTTGTCCTGTAATGTTTTGCTGATGAATAGGCATCCATCGTTCCAAGTTCAATGTCAACCATGTACCTTTGGACTAATTTTGTCCTCATTCTACTGATTGCCTTAACTTCACTATCGTACAAATTCTGAACTACATTCTCGGTAATTTGATTGAGGTCAACCGTTTGGATAATTGAAGAATAATCGGAGGTCTTTAAAAATCTTGCCATAATGCAAAATTGTAACAAAATTTTTTATTTAATCAAATTATGTAACTAAAATCTTGATGTGGATTTGTATTCTGCATCTCGGCCCACAATTGTAAAAGGTTTGATTAATCCTGTTTGGAATTTAGAATATTGACTGCTGAATACGGTTGTAATTAGGTAGCGTGTTAAATCTACTATGTGTCCGTATGGCTGATAGCTTACTTTGGTAACTGGGTCTGTAACTGTCTTTTTATCTACCTTACCATTTTTATCCTCCTTTGTGTTTTCAAAGTCTAAAATCGCAACTCTGCAACTTTCATCGGCAACAAAACTAATCCCTTGTTCTTGATAGTCTAAAATAGCATTAAAGAAGTCAGCAGATGGTCGTACATTTGGATTTGACTTGGCAACTCTGCGGATAGGTTTAACTTCGTCTAATTCATTTATCAATAGCCTAAACAAATCAAATCCTTTTTCTTGCTTAACATCGTCTTTTTGCGATGTACTATCACCACACACATAAACAAAGCCTGAATGTCTCCATTGTCTTAATTTGGCTAATATTGCCCTGCCCATTGCTTTTGTTGTGTTGTCGGGGTTTTTCAGTGCTATGCAATCAATCATTCTTATTTCATTCTCATCGCTAACTTGAAAAATGCCACATGGAAAATAAGGGTTTACGTTTTCATCGAATGATAACCAAATAGCAAGTGATGGATCATAAGAAACTATTGAAGTGTGTTTTATTGTACTCCAACTTTTAAGAAACTCACCTCCAAAATCTACCTTGCCCCATTCACCTAAAACATAAACTTTGTATAGATTTGGGTTCGCCTTAACTCTTTCTTGCAGATGGTGAATGTAATCCTCGTCTAAGAATGAATTGTCTTTGTAGGTGGTGTTAAGTATGTAAGTTTCGCTGTCTTGATTATCAAAAAACCTTTTTTTCAACCAATGCTGTTCTGATATTGGATTGAATGTAATAATAAATTGTTTGTAGGTGCTTGTTTCACCTCTTACCCTTAACTCTAACTGATTAAAGTCTAATTCGTCTAACTCGGTGGCTTCTTCACACCAAACTGATGTAATCCCGGCAATAGATTTGATTTTCTCTTGGTCATCCATACCGTGCAGGATTAATTCGTTTCCTGTTGGGTTGTGAGTAAATCTCATTTCCGATTTGTTGATGGTGAACTCTGAATAGATTTCGTATTCAATAAGTTTATCAATCACCAATTGATAGATTGAGTTTCTTAATGTGGTGGCAACTTTTCTAACACATAAAATCCTATGTTTTTTTTCTGAGGTAACTCTTAAAATTAACTTTTGGACTGCAAAAATAGATTTTCCACTTCCTGCTCCGCCTTTCAAAACTAAATATCTCTTTTGGCTTGTTAATGCTTGAGAATAAACTTTATTTACTTTTATCTCCATCTGTTATTACAACAGTCCATTGTTTTATTTCTTCGCCTTTAGATGTAAGGTCGGCATTCAGTGATGTTGGGATTAGCTTTGCCGCCAATCTATAAAAGTCTGTTGTGTTTTCTTTTGCCCACGTTGCCAAGTTTGCTTTTTTGTCGGATTGCAATTCATTAAAAGCAATCTCAAAAGCCTCCTTAACTGATTTAGTCAGTTTGTTTGGTTTTCCTTTACGACTTCCTCCGCCTGATTTTTTGCCTATTGCCATTTTATCGCATTTTAACACACTTTGCCATTGTGCAAATATACAAATTATTTAATTGTCAAATTTTAAAAGTTTTTTTTGTCAGTTTATAGCCTTACTTTTTTTATTTGTTTGTCAGTTTGTTAAAATGCATCGTTGCCAATATCTGAAAATTCATTCTTTGTGATAAAGTCCCAATTATCTTTTTTGTTTATTGGTGTGTCGAATGCTCCGTTGGGCTTTATTTGGGTTGGTGGTAGTTCAAATGCTTCTACTTGTTTCTTTTCGCCTAATATCCAATTGGTATTGTCGGGAATAAATGTATAATATCTGCCATTGATAAAATGCCATCCCAATGAACACATTGTGCCTGACTGCCCCCAGTGTTTGAATTTTACTTTTTGTATGTAAATTTCTGTTTTCTTGGAATCATAGTTGCGATATACGGTTAATCCGTTGTGAGTTTTATTGAAGAAGTTTGCAGATCCATTTATGTTGTAAAGGTTTGGCACTTCAAATAATCCCGTTTTTTTATCTTTCATAATCTTTGTTGGGTGTGCTACAAGAAAACAATGCACCATGTTTCTTTCACAAAATGTTGCCAATATATCCAATTGTTTTGAAACATAATGTGTTGAATCTTCATTATGTTCAAGTTTATTCCAAGCATCAATTACAAAGGCATTTACTCCGTATTTTCTAATTAAACTTTTTACCATCCGCAAAATATCCTCAAGTTTAAAATCATTTTCGGGTTTTATGAAAAAGAAGTTTTTTGAAAAGTAATCTTTGGCTAAGTCTAACTCCATCTTATTCATTTTGTAATTTCCATCAAATGCTTTGCCTATTAATTTCTCAGCAAACTTGCTAAAGTGAAGTTCTAAAGGATAGTTTTCAGGGCTGAATAAACCAAACTTCCACCCGGCACGAATGTTTAACGATGCACAAATAAAATCTAATACCTCCGACTTTCCGTGATTTGGGATGCCTGTAATCGTTGTGATGTATCCTAAATGAAATTTAAGGTTTTCATCAAATGTTTCTAAGCCTATTGTTTCTCCTTGTGGCAATCCGTTGTTGTAATAATTATCTATCTCTTCGTTTAAGTCTGTGGAGGTAAATATGCCTACCAATGGATACTCTATTTTGTTGTTTATGCTTTCCAATACTCCATCCATTCCATACTTAACCAAGCATTCATTTGCATCCTTGCAATCTTTGAACGCTACCTTTGAGCAGTTTTC